TTAACTTTTCATCGCTTCGTTATGGGGCATGGTTGGGGCAAACTCGCTTAACTGTGTATTTAACAGCGTTACCTGCGCATTATTATTTTCTGACATCCATTTCCCGTACACCTGAAACACCATTTGCGCATCTGCATGGCCCATCTGGTTTGCAATGAATGCCGGGTTAGCTCCTGCTGTTAACGACCAGCAGGCATAAGTGTGTCTCGACTGATACGATTTGCGATGGCGGATTCCGGCACGCTTTACCGCTGCGTCCCACATCTGCCTTATTGAGTCAACGGTAAAATGGTCACCATAATTTTTTACTTTCGCTGACACTTCAGGTTGAAAAACAAAGGTACATTTTTGTTTCTCTGTTCTGCCGAATTCTCTGAGGTGAACATCGATGATATGCTCTTTGCTCAGTCTCGTTAGTGCCATCTGACTCCGGAGAGCGTCGATTGCGGGATTAATAAGGTGAATCACACGATTGGTTCCCGCCTGTGTTTTTGGTACTGTAAAACGGTCTTTTGCCAGATTTCTTCTGATTATCATTGTTCCATTTTTCAGATCTATATCTTCCCATCCAAGCGCACACAGTTCACCAGGGCGAATCCCAGTATAAACGGAAACACACCATAAATTTTTGGCTTGCTGATTTCTGCACGCGTCAATAAGGCGGATAAACTCCTCCCGCGAAAGTGGATCCGGGATGGTTCTCGACTCCTTTAATGGTGAGATCCCCTTAAATGGATTGTTTGCCAGATAACCGTTATCAACACCAAACTGGAACACGGCGTAAAGATTTGTCATGTAATTATTTACGGTAACAGCCGATCTCCCTGGTTGTGTAACAATATAGTTACTTTTGGGGATCTGGTATCCAGTCAGTAACTCTTTACGTACCGCCAGCAATTTTTCTTTATTAATCGATGATGCAAGATTTTTTTCACCGATTATGCTCAGAATATTTTTGATGACGGCACGGTACGTGTTGAGTGACGTTTTTGCGACTTCAGTTTCTTTCAGTGCCAGAAATTTTTCAGCCAGTTCTTTTATGGTTAAATCTTGTCGGGCCTCACCAAATTTTTCCAGATTGTGTGAGGCGGGAAACTGTTTTGCATAGTCGAAAGCGCCAGTTTTTATTGCGTAACAAACAGAGGCGCGTAGCTCACCTGCAATGCGCCTGTTTTTTGCTGTGTCAGGAACCCCAAGATTTTCCCGGACTCTTACACCTTTATAAACAAACCAGATACGTAATTTCCCTCCATGGTTTTCCACGCCTGTCGGATATTTCATTTCAGCTTCTCTCATTGGTTCGTGTTGCTTTTAGTCAAGCAAGATGACGTCTTGGTCTTGCAGATGCCTGGCGCTCAATCCAGCGATCAATTTCTTCCAGGTTGTAAAAGCATGGACTGTTATCCCATGGCATACCGTCATGAGCGACATGCTTATATTCCCTTCCTTCCATAAACGATTTTTCCCTGGCTTTTTTTAGCGTTCCCTTTTTGATTCCTTTAAGTGCAATTAACTGCTCTTCGGATACCCATTTGCCAGGAGAGACGATCATGATTACTTCGCTCATCGATTCTTTATCTCTTACATCAGATGAACGCCGGTTGCAGAATACCAATTGCAACCGACGACGGTTGAACATTAAAAATCAGCCTGACTCGGGATCAGTTTTTTCCAGATAGCTGAAACGTATTTTGCCTGATAACGGGCGTCATCAAGTGCATTATGGCGCTCACCTTCGAATGGGATAGCAGTTCTGACATCGAAGTCTATGGCTTTCCCCAGCTCAACGATTGTGCGTACATCGCGATCGTTGTAGTAACGCCACGGGCAGGGGATCCCCTGCCGTTCGTATGAACGGCGCAAAATCGTGTTGTCGAAGTTGGCTCCATTTCCCCAGACCTGAACAAAAAATTCACCGGAGTTTTCGTCGATAAATTCCCGCAATTGTAACAGTGCATCATCTAACGGGATTTCATCGGTCATAATGGCAGATTGCGCTTCGCGTGATTGCTTAAGCCACCGTTTAATGGTGTCCCGATCAATGACTCCGCCAGCAGTTTCCAGATCGATAGTCTTACTAAATTCCGGTCCCATATCTCCGGTTTGCGGATCGAAAAATATTGCACCTATTGAGATAATCGGGGCATCAGGATTTTTTCCCATGGTTTTAAGGTCGATCATTAGATGGTCACACGTCCTGCTGGTGGATGTGATAACGTGATGACCGTTCACCGTAATTAAGGGATTTGCTGTCTCGCCTGTTTCATTATTGCCATTGGCATGTTGATCGCCTTCGGTGCATTGCTTATTCGGGAGCACGGCATTTTCCATTTCCTCCGGATTTTTTTTCCGGGCTTCATCCTGGCTTTCTTCGTTGAATGTCTCTTGGTAGGTTGCGTCACCCATTACCGCTCCACAATCAGGGCAGTTGCCGCCATCGGTCTGACCACATGTGGTGCAAACTTTTTCTGGTTCTTGTTGCACTACTGGTTCAGGTTGTTTTGTTTTTGGCTCGTTTTGTAACGCATTTGGGCTGTTTTGTTCCGCTTTATCCTGATTCTGGTCATCATCATCGCGACTCTGGATCCCCTTCACCCATTTTGGATCATTCGGGTCGCTAATCCCTTCAACAAATTCTCCTCGAGAAGCAGCCAGTAATTTATCTGCATCGACAGGATTTTTGGGTGGAATGTTTTTCTTGGCTTCATGGAGTTCTGCACGCAGTTTCTGATATTTCGCATCAACAGAATTTATCTGTGGCTGAGCATCCATCGACTGCGTGTCCTGATTATGTTCAGTTGTATCCGGTTCCACTGCTTCAGTCGTTGCCTGTTCATCTGCCATTGCGCCAGATGGCTGCGGTTTTTCTTCATCATCCTGTTTTCCTTCTTTTGTTACACGCTGCGGCATCGGGGCAGAGGAGCGACCACAGGCAATATCCACGATTTCCGGATCAGGGGTGGCATGATCGGTTTCAGTCAGCACCTTATTCAGGTATTCGGTGACACGGTGGGGAGTAGCCTCTATACCAATTGGTGCTTCTTTCACGGACGCAACCACGATGGCGCGGGAGTAATCCTTGTGGCCCGGCATGGTGATGAATTTGCTGAAAAACACAGAAAATGGCGGTTTATTTTCAGCGATAATTTCCTCAATGCGTTTAGCGTGCGCGGGATGAAGGTTATAAATATCCACGTCCATTGAACGGGCCAGTACGCCAGTGGCTACGTCACGCGCCACTGACGCATCATCGTGGACAAAACCTTCGCCGCGATCGGTAAGAATGCCGCCGCCAGCGTTAGCGCCGGATGGCGTGCGGCTGATGCGTGAAACACGATTTCCTTTCATCCACTCTTTTGTAAGCAGACCGCGATCGGTGTAGTCAGCGCCCAGGTATGCTTCGATAAAAGAGGTCATCAGTCCCAGGTCCGAATTTACGGGGGCGGGGAAAACTTTGTCAGTGTCTCGCACCAGTTTGTACAAATCCCGAAGCTCCAGCGGTTCGAGTTGCACTGCTTTATTTGAGATGGCCAGCGCGGTAACGGCGGGAAGTTTTTCATCCTGTGCGTTATGTAATGCGCGCAGTTTGTCCAGTGAAACGTGCGTGAGCGGTTTTTCGCTGTTGTGTTGCGCCAGCCAGCGAACAGGCAGAATCTGACCTGAAACCGGAAGAAGCATATTCTCCTCAATCTTAGCCATGTCTTCGCCGTTGACGTTGGTATTGTCAGTACTGGCTGGTTTGTCCGGAACAGAGGGCGCGATAAGTATCATTGTGATACCATCTTCTCCGCCTTTTTCGTATCGGTTGCAGAATTCAGTATCAAACACACCTTCCGGTGGAAGGTCATTCACAACGGGTAAATGGACGCGGATGGGTTTTTTAAAATCCTCTTCGTCAAATCCGGCATCGTCCATTGCAGCAACACCACGTGATATTGCAACCGATAATTTTTTTGCTGTGCGCCAGTAAAAACCACCTTTAATCCCAAGGCGTTTTCTGACTTTGTCATTTTTGGCTTCGTAATATAGTGCAATTTCTTCTTTATCAGCGTTCATTGATAAACCTCATAACCATTTTAAGGATGAACAAATTCCTGCCATTGCTGGCATTTTTAATCCGTTGGTATGGCGTTAATATGGCTGGCGGGTTATCCAGCCGGTGTTTCGTTATTCAGGTACAGCGATACTTTTTTTAACGGGAGGCATTCACCGGGGATTTTTTGTTCGTCCCTTACCTGAATGCAGGATGACTTACTGTAATAAATTCCGGTAATCACATTCTGCGGCTCACCCGTTATAAGAAAAACGGTCATTATCAGTGCAAACGCTGAAGTCACTGCTGTTCTCCGATAATACCAAGTTCAAGAAGGGCAATTCTGGAAAGTATGGAATTATCATTAAGAAGATAAGGTTCATATTTTCTCATCTTAATGGCATCTTCAGTAAACTCCCGGTTACTGAGCAGAACTCCAATATCAAAACAACCTTCAGACGTATTAACGTTTGGTAATAACGTTTCCATTATCGCGTCCTCAACAATGAATTTTGTGATGCAGTGCCTGGTGCCTCCAGGTGACGTTAACCAGTTAACAATTAACGCCGGATACAGAGAATCCACCCATAACACTGTTTTTGGTTTTAACTGTTCCGCGTGCGCTTAGCCGCATTCACCGCATCACAAAATTCACTTTAAAAAGGGCGGCAGAGCAGTCACGGAGTAAAACTGATACCGCCAAATGTCACCAGAAAATTGATAACAGAGGGCGTTGTAGCGGGGTTGTCACTTAAGCGTATGGTCAACCTGACAACCCGGTGCATTTTCTGGAGCAATGGAGGAAACCCCAGCCATACTTACCGCCGCGCCATTTCGCGGACTGCCACAACCGGAAGCGCACGGTCGACGAAAATTTAACGACAGGCTATCTATGAACCAGCTACCTCGCCGTACGCTTTCGCGTTGTGTGCCTGCTTTTAACCACGTCAGGCGAGGTGGTTCCTGTTATTCCCCAACAACAAGAAATTTGTATAATCTGGATATCCCCAACAACGAGAAGAGTATGTAACGTGATAGTTGAGTTCTCAGCAGCAATGTCGGCAATCAAAGAAACTGCGGTAATGGCAAAGGGTATTCTGAATGCAAAACTCAAACTGAGATAAATTCCGCTGTCAGCGATATGCTTTCAAAACTTACGTCTGTTCAGTTTGAATGCGTATCGCTCATTGAGATGGTGCGCTCTTATCAGGAAGAAGCCGCATCTCTCAAAGCAAAAATTGCAGAGATAGAAGACTTTCAGCAACAGGCGGAAGGTTACAAACTTAACAAGCTTGATTCTGGAACTCTTGTGTATTCCAAGAAGCAATTTATAGGCGATACCGAGATAACAGTGCATCTTTGCCCACAATGTTTTGGAAAAAAGGTAATATCTGTACTGCAACCAATGGAAATAATGCGCTTTGATGCTCATTTTCGTACTTTTTGCCCCGCTTGCAATAATAAGTTCTGGATGAACTCAAGATAATTAACCGTTTAAATAAGTTGGGACTATCCAGATTTTTAAAGAACGTGCCGGATGCTCACCCGTGTCCGGCGCACGCACTCCACCTGACCCGTAGAGAACTCCTTAATTACCAACCTTATCCTCGTTGGTTAGCTATTAACGCGGGTATGTAATCATTCTGGCAATGCTTAATGCCGCTGCTTTTTCCAAATTGGTGATATCCTGCTCCAGAGCGGACAGATTTTTCAGCCTGCTTAGCCCTGGCTTCATTGGCCCATTTCAGATCCTGCGCTGCATTAATTTTCTGGCGCATCCACTCATAAAGTTCATCATCGGTATAGTCTGGCGCGATGATGACGGGTTCTCGTTTATGCATACTGATTCCTCGCGGTGCTGTTTCGCTTATCAGCCGTTAGATTTTGCCTAACTGGAAAGCGCCTGTTTAAACTCACTGAAGCTGAGAGCCTCTTCGCCTTCGGCAAGGTCTTCGAAGTATTCTTCGTAAGCCTTTTCCATGATTGTGTCGAAATCCATATCACTCACCTGAGTTTCTTTCCAGCCAGCGACGGGCACCATTTTCGGTTTTAAACGTTTTGCTTTTGGTATACGTCATCGCGGTGAACGTGCCGTCCTGGTTTGGGAACACGCCGTACACCAGAGATTCGTTGCTGCCAAGATCGATAGTATCCATGCTGACCTCATTTCCCCTTAACGCCGGAGTAGCGGAACTGTTTGCTGAGAACACCGTGCGGTGTCTTGATGAGTGAAATTTAGAATAACCTAAGGCATATGGTCAAGATTTTTATGTAGAAAAACCTAAGTTTTTTGGTGTAAAAAACACAAGTGTTTGAAAGTTTGTGCTTTTTATTACAGGGTGTGGAGAAAAAAGGGGTTATTTGTTTGCGCTTCTTTTGCGAGCTTTAAGTAGTTCTTCAAAAAGTTTGTTGAAATTTTCAACTCGAGCACGCATCTCTGACAACAGGGCCTTTTGCTCTGAGTCAGGCAGTGCGTCGAACAGTTGAAGTAACTCTTTTTGATCTTCTGTCAGAATGGCTGGCTGATTATTCGGGATCGGTTCGCCTGGTTGTTTATCTTCATCCCCAAAAAGAAGCCAAGTCGGTGAGCACTGAAGCGCTTGGCTCAGTGCGAATAATCTTTTCCCCGCCGGCTGTGTTTCATCTCTTTCCCATTGAGAAATTGTTACGTGAGCCACTTTGACCAGCTTACCTAATGCGGCCTGAGACAGTTTTAATTTTTTACGCCTATGTAAGAGGCGAGCACCGAAGGTTTCGTTTTTCATATTAGGGAATTCTAATTTTTCTTGACTTAGGTTTCTCTACGATCTAGTTTCCTTAGGAAAATCTAAGGAGCTCGATATGTTGAAAATTGATGCTATAGCGTTTTTTGGCAGCAAAACAAAGCTTGCCAATGCCGCAGGAGTTAGGTTGGCAAGCATTGCTGCATGGGGGGAACTGGTTCCTGAAGGTCGCGCGATGCGCCTGCAAGAGGCATCCGGCGGGGAACTTCAGTACGACCCCAAAGTTTATGACGAATATCGTAAGGCAAAGCGGGCGGGGCGGTTGAACAATGAAAATCACCCCTGAACAGGTTTGTGAGGCTCTGGATGCCTGGGTATGCCGACCAGGAATGACACAGGAGCAGGCGACGATATTAATCACGGAAGCATTCTGGGCTCTGAAAGAACGCCCGAACATCGATGTTCAACGCGTCACGTTTGATGATGGCGCGGTTGATCAACGGGCGCTGGGCGTTAACCGGGTGAAGATATTCGAACGCTGGAAATCTATCGACACCAGGGATAAGCGGGAAAAATTCACGGCGCTGATTCCGGCAATTATGGCGGCTATCCGGATCAGTGATTTCAGGTTGTATCGTGAAATTACTGACGGAAAAAGCATTACGTACATGATCGCCGGGTTAAACAAAGAATATGGCGATGTGGTGGAGTCAGGGCTACTTTTTGCGGATCCAGCTGTTGTGGAACGTGAGACTGACGAACTTATAGAAAAAGCTATTGCTTTCAAGCGTGCGTATCGTCAGCAATACCAACATTACTTTGCAGATAAACAAATATCTGTCTGGGGTTCGTATGAGTATCGATGCGCTACGATGGGCTAAAAAGGTGAAAACCGGCAGTTCATCCAGTAAGTCAGTATTGACCTGGCTTGCTGATATGTGCGGTGCCGATTTGTGTGCATACCCGTCTGTATCTGCACTGGCAGAAGTAACGGAACTGAACAAAAAGACTGTGCAGGACAGCTTACGACACCTGATGGAGATTGGGTTAATTGTTGATACCGGTGAGAGAAAAGGCCGGACAAAACAAATTGTGGTGTACCGACTTATCGGTGTTGAAGAAAGTGTTACCGAGGATGAATACACCCAAAAACGGGAGTCTTTAAAGGTAGGTAAAATTGGTACTGTTAATAAAAACAGAACCGAAAACGGTTATGTTTCAGCACAAAACAGCCCCAAAAACGGAACTCTTTGCTGCATGGAAAATAACCAAAGACACCCAAATTTTCCATCAAAGACACCCAAAAACGGATCACGGAACCCAAAGGAACCCAAAGATTTAAACCCCACACATAACGCACGCGAGAGTGCTCCGACCAGTGAGCAGGAAGTTTTGTCGTTACAGGCAGTCCCCCCTGTATTCCTGGATGGCCTGAGCGAACCCATCGGAAAATTTCCGATGACCGATAACTGGTATCCGTCACGGGATTTTCGACGACGGGCTGCGTTGTGGGGGATGGCTTTGCCGGAGACAGAATTCACACCTGCTGAACTTGCCGCATTCCGGGACTACTGGGCAGCGGAGGGGAAAGTGTTTACGCAGGTTCAGTGGGAGCAGAAATTCGCCCGTCACGTAAATCACGTCAGGGCGCAGGTTAAACCAGTCAGCAAGGGGGTAAACCATGCAGCAGCACCAGGTGGAACCGCATCACGGGCAGTTCAGGAAATTCGGGCAGCACGTGAGCAGTGGGAACGTGAAAACGGATTTATCAGCGACGGAAACGGCCTGGAAGCTGTGGGAGCTCATGGGGGAGGTGTATTCGAACCGCTGGACCCAGAAGAACGGGGCCGCACCTTCGAAGCTCTGGATTGCACAGATTGGCGCGATGACTGAGCAGCAAATCCGGCAGGTCTGCCGCCAGTGCATGGACTGCTGCCGGGCGGGTGAAACATGGCCTCCGGACCTGGCTGAGTTTGTGGCGCTGATTTCGGAAAGCGGGGCCAATCCATTTGGTCTGACGGTGGATGCTGTGATGGAGGAGTACCGCCGCTGGCGCAATGAGTCCTGGCGATACGACGGAAGTGATAAGTACCCGTGGTCTCAGCCTGTGCTGTATCACATTTGCCTCGAGATGCGTTCAAAGGGGATTGAACGCCAGATGACCGAAGGGGAGTTAAAACGGCTTGCAGAACGGCAGCTGACGAAATGGGCAAAGCATGTTAGCAACGGCCTGAGTGTTCCGCCTGTCCGGCGACAACTGGCAGCACCCAAACGTCCTGCGGGACCAACGCCAATTGAGTTGCTGAAACAGGAATATGAACGCCGGAAAGCGGCTGGGTTTGTCTGATTTGAGAAGTAATTTTTACCGGGAGGAAATTTATGGAGACTGTTTTTGACGCACTGAAAGCGATGGGAAAAGCCACGTCGGTAGAGCTGGCTGCGCGACTTGATATCAGTCGTGAAGAAGTGCTGAACGAGCTGTGGGAACTGAGAAAGGCTGGCTTCGTTGATAAAAGCGTATACACCTGGCGTGTGGCTTATAACAACGTTCAGCAGGAACAGCCAGCGCCGGCAGAACTGTCGGAAGAAACCACCACGGCAACAGTCGCTAAAATTTCGGAGTGCGATTTAACTGCGACGGTTGAACAACGCGGACCACAAACGGCTGATGAGCTGGCTACGTTGTTCGGTACAACATCACGCAAAGTGGCTTCAACGCTGGCAATGGCAATCAGCAAAGGTCGTCTGATTCGTGTAAACCAGAACGGTAAATTTCGTTACTGCATGCCGGGCGATAAGTTACCAGCAGAGCCGAAATCCGTGCCGGTAACGGAAAATGATGGTAAAGCCTTTCCTCAGTCAGCAGGTGTTGCGTTACCAGTACAGGAAGCTGCAACACAGGAAGATATTAAAACAGAAACTGTGGCTGATATTGTGCAATCGTTGCCATCGTTTACTGAAACGCGAGCGGATGACCTGGTTTTACCATCGCTGCATATGGCAAACCGCGAATTGCGTCGGGCGAAAAGTCATGTCCAGAAGTGGGAGCGAGTCTGCGCCGCGCTGCGGGAGCTGAACAAGCACCGAGATATGGTTGCCGGGATTTGTCGGAAGTCCGGGCAATGAGCGGATGGTGCAGGCCTGAAATTATGATACTAACAATGAAGGTAAAATGCATCGGCAGTCTGATTGGTCGTAGTGAGGCGGCGGTCAGGATGAAAGCCCGGGTTAAGGGAATAAGCCTGATTCTGCGGGGTAATTTTCACCAGTCAACAAAATATCCGTAGCGCGATAACGGTCAAAAATCATGGCGCTGACACTTTTGTGCCACTGGAGATGACTGTACCTAAGTTCAGGGGAGAAGAACACGTCCGGTGGGATGGTCGGGCCAGATTTAAAGGGCAGGTCATGGCTCCAGCCAGTACGCTGGCAATGGAGGCTGCCTGGCTGGAAATTGATATGGGAACCACGCCACTCAGGGATTTACTGCCGGTCCAGAGAATAAATTCCTGTTACGGTTACACCACTGTGATCTTGCAAGTGCAGGAAAGTAGGTCTACACGGTAACGCGAGTGCGTGTAACTTTTGATGTTATTTCCGTAGAAACACCGGACAAATTTTCGCTGGCAGGTCATGCTGAAGGTATAAATCTGCAGATTATGGACAATTACGGATATCCGGCAAGAGCCGGAAAAAGCATGCCGCCTCTAATTCTCAGTGGAAGATGGACTTGATTATACTCATTGCATTGTCAGAAATAGTTATCCATTAAAGGCTGGCTATTCCAAACAGGATGTTGATTACAAAAATGTAATCAACATGTAAGGTTTATACTCTTCAATATGCGTATAATTTTCCTTATTTTGTTAACTTTAAATAACAAGCTATGCACGAGGTAAAGTCGGATAAGTTTATCTGGATGTAATATATATTATTTGTAGTGTTTATAACTTTATTTCATGATAACCAATAAAAGGAGTTTTTTATGAGGAACATAATGGCAGGTTTTTTAATATTCCTGTCTTCTGCTGCTTATGCTGATATCAATCTGTATGGTCCTGGTGGCCCGCATACAGCCTTGCTTGATGCAGCCAAACTTTATGCCGAAAAAACAGGTATTATAGTGAACGTTCATTACGGCCCACAGAACAAATGGAATGAAGATGCCAAAAAAAATGCAGATATCTTGTTTGGCGCATCAGAACAATCTGCTCTGGCTATCATTCGGGACCATAAAGACAGCTTCAGTGAAAAAGATATTCAGCCTCTTTATCTGCGAAAAAGTATTTTACTGGTAAAGAAAGGTAATCCTAAAAATATCCGGAGTATTGACGACCTGACCAGACCCGGGATTGGCGTAATTGTTAATGATGGTGGTGGTACCAGTAATACATCAGGCACTGGCGTCTGGGAAGATATTGCCGGACGTAAAGGGAATATAGAAACTGTCGCCGCAATCCGAAAAAATATTATTTTATATGCGCCCAATAGCGGAACTGCACGTAAGGCTCTTGAGAATCAGCCTGAAGCAGATGTCTGGATAACCTGGGCTGACTGGGCAGCCAGTAATCCAGAAATTGGTGATGTCGTGGAAATAGCGCCAGACTACGTGATATGGCGTGATATGAACATTACAGTACGTCAGGATGCAAATGATGAAACCCGTCGATTTGCAGAATGGCTACAAACCGATGAAGCGGCGCCTGCATTCAAAAAATATGGCTGGACCAGGAAAGGCACTTGACATCCTCCACGTCCTTCAGGACGTGGATTCTTTTTCCGGATGCCGCGCCAGCGGCATGTAGGGGCAGCTCACAAAACGGAAAAAATTGTACGCTAAGCCTCGCCAGGTGAACTGAATTCATTCCGATATGGGAATTCCCATATCGGACGAAAACGGCTTGCTGTAACGGCAGAGTTAAGTAGAATTGCTGCGGGTGCTTGAGGCTATCTGCCTCGGGCATGAACACCAACGGCAGATAGATAAAAGCCCCACCCGACTATAAATCGAAGTGAGGCCCCTATATGCTCGTCACATATAGATTGCCTCTTACGGACCGAAAGGTCAAGGAGAAGCAGGCTATGAAGCAGCAAAAGGCGATGTTAATCGCCCTGATCGTCATCTGTTTAACCGTCATAGTGACGGCACTGGTAACGAGGAAAGACCTCTGCGAGGTACGAATCCGAACCGGCCAGACGGAGGTCGCTGTCTTCACAGCTTACGAACCTGAGGAGTAAGAGACCAGGCGGGGGAGAAATCCCTCGCCACCTCTGATGTGTCAGGCATCCTCAACGCACCCGCACTTAACCCGCTTCGGCGGGTTTTTGTTTTTATTTTCAACGCGTTTGAAGTTCCGGACGGCGCCGGAATAGAATCAAAAATACTTAAGTAGCGCGCAGGGAGAAGAGGGATGGACCCCGAACAGGGGAGTGCTATTTATCTGGAAGGATTCTGTTGATGAAAATCGAAGAATTACGTGAAATTTTTAGTGAAGATGGCCTCTATACTGTGCGCGTTGAGAATGGCGCTATTGTCAGCCACTGCCGTATTAAATGTTTACAGTCTCAACAAAGGAAGAGTGGAGCTGCGTTAATTCATTTTGTGGATGAACTTGTGACAGATGGTTTTATTTTGCGTGAAAATGAATTTGTCACATCATTGCAGTCTCTGAAAGAAGCTGGGCTTAAGGCTGGTTTTTCTGCTTTTGAAGATGAGTAAATTCATCTACAATTCAGCACAGGGCTGAACCCCTGTTGAGTAACACTGTGCCACCGGAGAAAACCGATGGCGCAAAATTCCAGACCACACAATTCTGATAATTCAGCCGTCTTTGCCAGCAGGCACGGGCGGCGTTCTCATGCATTCAAATATGACTGGTACCAGCATGACCCATGCACTGAAGAACAGGCCGAATGGCTGATTCAGAACTACCGCAGGCGTGGGTATGAGTTTAGGAAAGCCCTCAGCCTCTATTATCGTCACTGGATAATCTACGTCAGGCTCCCTTATTCCGAACGCCCACCGCGTCCGTCCCGCACATTCCAGCAACGCATCTGGAGGTAACGTGCGGGTATTACTTCGACCTGTTCCGGTACCGGAACTTGGGCTGGTGGTCCTTAAGCCGGGCCGTGAATCCATGCAGGTATTTCATAACCCTCGAGTGCTGGTGGAGCCGGAACCAAAAAGCATGCGTAATCTGCCGTCCGGGGTCGTTCCTGCCGTTCGCCAGCCGCTGGTGGAAGACAAAACATTGCTGCCATTTTTCAGCGACGAACGAGTGATTCGTGCTGCTGGTGGTGCTGGTGCATTGTCTGACTGGCTGTTGCGCCATATTAAATCCTGCCAGTGGCCACACGGCGATTATCACCACAGCGAAACTGTCATTCACCGTTATGGTACTGGCGCAATGGTGTTGTGCTGGCACTGCGACAACCAGCTACGGGACCAGACATCCGAATCACTCGAGCAACTTGCTCATCAAAACCTGTCAGCATGGATGATTGACGTCATCGGTCACGCAATAAGCGGTACGCAGGAGCGTGAATTATCTCTGGCTGAATTATCCTGGTGGGCGGTCTGCAATCAGGTGGCGGACGCGCTACCGGAGGCCGTATTACGTCGTTCTCTGGGGTTACGTGTGGAAAAAATCCGCTCCTTGTACCGCGAAAGCGACATCGTACCGGGAGAGCAGACCGCCACCAGCATACTGAAGCAGCGCACAAAAAATATTGCGCTACCGCCTCACACCCACCAGCAACAGAACCCACCACAGGAAAAGACGGTGGTCAGCATTGCCGTTGATCCGGAGTCTCCGGAATCCTTCATGAAACGACCTAAACGTCGCCGCTGGGTAAATGAGAAATACACACGCTGGGTAAAGACACAGCCGTGTGCGTGTTGTGGTAAGCCAGCGGACGATCCTCATCATCTGATTGGTCATGGTCAGGGCGGAATGGGAACAAAATCCCACGATATTTTCACGCTACCGCTGTGTCGGGAGCATCACAACGAGCTTCATGCGGATCCGCTGGCGTTCGAAGAAAAGCATGGTTCCCAGGTTGATTTAATTTTTCGTTTTCTTGATCACGCCTTTGCAACCGGCGTGCTCGGGTAAAAGAGGTTACTGATGCGTATAGAGTTTGTTTTGCTTTACCTGCCGACGGTGAACACCTACTGGCGACGTCGTGGCAGCACATATTTTGTATCAAAAGCCGGTGAGCGTTATCGCCGGGCTGTGGCGCTTATTGTTCGCCAGCAGCGGCTGAAATTAAGCCTGTCCGGAAGGCTGGCGATAAAGATTATTGCCGAGCCACCGGATAAGCGCCGCCGTGACCTGGACAATATTCTGAAAGCGCCGCTGGATGCGCTGACGCATGCGGGGTTGCTAATGGACGATGAGCAGTTTGATGAAATCAATATCGTTCGTGCTCAGCCAGTATCTGGTGGACGTCTGGGGGTGAAGATTTACCCCATAATGCTTGAAGGGCAGGTCAAAAAATGAAACTGGAAGATTTACCGAAATACTACTCCCCAAAATCCCCCGGCCTGACTGATGCATCGGCCTCAACGTCGAAAGATACGCTGAGTATCACTGATGTGATGGCCGCGCAGGGCATGACACAGAATTGGGCTGAGATGGGGTTTTCTGCGTTCCTTGGGAAAATGGGCATTAGTATGAATGACAGAGAGCGGGCAACAGAATTGCTGACAGAATATGCACTCAGTCGGTGTGATCGCGTGGCGGCGTTAAGAAAACTCCCGGCAGAAATAAAACCGGCAGTGATGCGTATTATGGCTTCGTATGCGTTTGAAGATTATGCCCGTAGCGCGGCGAGCAAAAAACAGTGCCCCTGTTGTCACGGAAAAAAATTTATTGAAAGCGAGGTTTTTACAAACAAGATCCAGTATCCGGATGGTAAGCCGCCAGTGTGGGCAAAGTGCACAAAAGGCGTGTATCCGTCTTACTGGGAGGAATGGAAAAAAGTCAGGGAGGTGGTAAAAGTTGCCTGTCCGGAGTGTGGAGGGAAGGGGGAGGTTTCCACCGCCTGTAAAGATTGTCGTGGGCGCGGTGTTGCCATTCATCGTGAAGAGTCGGTAAAACGTGGTATGCCTGTTATCAGAGACTGCCAGCGTTGTGGTGGTCGTGGCTATGAAAGATTACCTTCAACGGAGGCATTTAATGCCATATGTAATGTAACCGATGCCATATCTCTTGATACATGGAAAAAAACAGTTAAACGTTTTTACGATACGCTGGTGGTGCAGTTTGATATTGAAGAAGCATGGGCAGAACAACAACTGAAAAAGGTGACCAGATAGCTTTGTTGATTTTTCCCGAATCTGTGGTAAATTTGCCCTAACGATGGGCGTTTTATGCCTGACGTTAGAAGATTTTTTACACCCGTCGCCAGGCGGGTTTTTTTATGACTGAAATCACGCCAGTACAGTAAACGCGCTGGTGGTTGTGAATACCGGTCTTTCAGCTTGCTGGCTTTTTCGACAAGAGTTATTGGTGTGTCACGTTAACCGGAAAAAGGAAAGTTTGAGAAACGCGATCTGGCACAGGCGGTGATTAACGCCGCATACCTGGTGGCCTGTGCAAATGGTGAATGTGAGGCTTCCTAGAAAGCGAAGATCGAACAGGTACTGCGTAATCAGCCAGCGCTGTCCGCGTTTACGTCAGAAATTAATGCGATTAGCGCAACCATTATCGGTCAGCTGGATACGAACTTTAAAATTGGTCGTCGTGCGGCGTTACGTGAGATCGAGGATGTGAAACGCGATACGCGTGAAGCGGAAGATGTGCTGGATGTGGCGGTGGCCATTGCGGAGGCAGACGGCGAAATTGAGCCGGAAGAGCGCAAGGTGCTGGAAGAGATTGCCGGTGTTCTGGGGCTTCGTCTGGAGAATCACCTGTGACGGTAAAACTGCGCCTGGCTGTGGCTGCACTCCTGCTGTTTCTGGTGGTGATGGTGGATTTCACCAGCAGAATCATGTCGGTGCTGGCGGATGGGGGCTGGTCTGCGGCATTGTGGTATTGCTGTGGCCGGTGATAAAAAGAAACAGCCTGCATAATGCTTGATTTTTTTGTTTACTGTTTATTAAAAATACTACTGCATGGTGAATCCCCCTGTGCGGAGGGGCAATCAGCAACTAGGTATATGGGATAATCGCGGATTCAGGTGCTGGTACTGAATTCACCGGGAGGCACCCGGCACCATGCTTTGCCACAAAAGTGTTATTTCTGTTTTTCTCAAACTATCATCGTTATCCCTTTATTTCCGGCTGCGCATGGCGCGGCCTTTTTTTTACGACCAGCCACTGGCAGATGGTCATCCTGTGATTTGATTCCGGTTCCGGCTTTTTAACTCTGTTCCTGTACACGGGAGAAATTCGATGTCGATTAAACATTATGATGTTGTCAGGGCGGCGTCGCCGTCAGATCTTGCGGAAAAGCTGACACACAAACTGAAAGAGGGCTGGCAGCCGTTTGGTAGTCCGGTGGCCATAACCCCTTATACCCTGATGCAGGCGATTGCCGCGGAGGGGGATGTGACCACGCCAGTGGTTGTGCCCGGCACGGGGGATGGTGGCTATCCGGGAGTGGTCACCACGGAGCCAGATTATTACTACGTTATTCCACTGGCCGGGCAGTCGAACGGCATGGCTTACGGTGAGGGGCTTCCTCTGCCGCAGACATATGACCGTCCTGACCCGCGTATAAAGCAACTGGCTCGTCGCAGCACAGTGACGCCGGATGGCGCTCCCTGTAAATATAACGACATTATTCCGGCAGACCACTGTCTGCATGATGTACAGGACATGAGCCGTCTTAACCATCCGAAAGCTGACCTGTCGAAAGGTCAGTACGGAACCGTGGGGCAGGGGCTGCATATTGCCAAAAAGCTGCTGCCGTTTATACCGGCGAATGCGGGTATTCTTCTGGTTCCGTGCTGCCGTGGTGGTTCAGCTTTCACCACCGGGGCAGATGGAACATACAGTGACGTGACCGGTGCCTCAGAGAGTTCTACCCGCTGGGGTGTGGGCAGGCCGCTGTATAAGGATCTCATCGGTCGTACAAAAGCCGCGCTGGCAAAGAACCCGAAAAATGTGCTGCTTGCCGTGGTGTGGATGCAGGGGGAATTTGACTTTGACGGAACGCCAGCAAATCACACAGCCCGTTTTACAGAAGTAGTGGAACAATATCGTACGGACCTTGCAGATATGGTGGGACAGTGCGCTGGTGGTTCTGCTGACGGTGTTCCCTGGATATGTGGAGACACAACTTATTTCTGGAAGCAGAAGAGCGAATCCACTTACCAGACGGTGTACGGCAGTTACAAAAACAAAACGGAAAAGAATATTCACTTTGTGCCGTTCATGACCGATGAGAACGGAGCAAATGTCCCGACGAACAAACCGGAAGAAGACCCGGATATTCCGGCATCAGGATATTACGGTGCGGCCTCCCGGACGTCGGCAAACTGGACGTCAGCAGACCGTGCGAGCCATTTCAGCTCATGGGCACGCAGGGGGATTATTTCTGACCGTCTTGCCTCAGCGATTCTTCTCCATGCAGGACGGACGGCTGAACTGGTGGGTGGGGAACAGGTTGTGATGCCGCCGGATGAGAAGCCGTCACCGGACACACCATCAACACCGTCAACGGACGGGAAATCAGTGACAACGCTGCTTTATTACCGTGCAACAGAGTCAGGTGGTTTACTGAATCCGCAGGGATGGGGAGCTGAAGGAGGGCGTGCATTGGTAGTTGATGATGCAGGTGCTGCAGGAGGTAAGGCGCTGAGGTGGACCAAACAGACAGGAAGTTCCTCGTGGTTTATGCAGCATGATGCCGGTAATGGCGCAGACCTGCTGGAGAAGGGCGGGCTTATCAGTTGTCGTTTTAAAGTTGATGGCACACTGACAGCTAATCAGTACGCACTGGCGCTGTACTGGCCGGTTTCTTCACTGCCTCAGGGCGTCACACTGGAAGGTAATGCCGCTCATAACCTGCTGGCGTCGTTTTACGTACAGAGCGATGCCACAGACCTTAATGTGATGTACCACAAGGGAAATGCTGGTCAGAACACGAAGCTGGGGTCATTCGGCGCATTTGATAACGAATGGCATACGCTGGGCTTCCGTTTTGCCGGTAACAACAGTATTGAGGTGACGCCGGTCATTGATGGTAAGGACGGGACGCCGTTCATGCTGTCACAGTCACCGGTCGGCACGTTTACGGCAGACAAATTGCGCGTGACCGATATCACTAGCGGTGCGACATATCCGGTGCTGATTGAAAGTATAACAGTGGAAGTGAATAACCCGTAAGCAGGAAAAAAAGGCCGCCGGGGCAGGGAAAACAAGGAGCCAGAACCGGCGGCAAATGTCGTTATATCCAAAGCAAAACATGCAGGACACTTTTTTAACCAACAGGTATTAACGATGTCAACACCATATCAATAACCGGGAGGGATAATGAGATTTGTACAGCTTATTTTATTGTATTTCTGCACGGTGGTGTGCACGTTATATCTGGTAAGTGGCGGGTATAAGGTTATCCGGAACTATATACGCAAAAAGATTGATGCCGCGGCGGCGGAAAAAATCAGCGCCAGCCAGTCAGCCGGAACAAAACCCGAAGAGCCTCTCATTTCGTAGCAACTTTCTTAACAACACCTTTCAACGAGAAAATCCCATGTCAGAAATAAAATCTCTGGTCACTGCTGAAGCAGTGAAGGACGTCCTGCGCTCTGAAGAAGTCAGAAGCGCACTGAAACAGCAACTCCGCCAGAATCTTGAGGCGCGTCTTGATGCTGAAGTGGATGCCATTCTGGATGAGCTGCTGGGGGGACCGGCTGCTCCTGAGCCTGAAGACGGCGCGGGTGACAGTGCTGTTTCAGATGGCGTCGTGTCTCAGCCTGACGGTAGCAGTGAGCCTCAGCCTGACGGCGAAATGATGATGTAACCATGCGCAGGGGCTGTCGGTGTGAGCTGATGCCCCTCCTGTTGTTGTGAGCTTCCGGATTGCGAGAGACGGGGTATGTACCAGATGGAAAAAATCACAACAGGTGTGTCATACACCACGTCAGCGGTGGGAACGGGCTACTGGTTCCTGCAGCTGCTGGACAAAGTCTCTCCGTCTCAGTGGGCGGCAATAGGCGTGCTGGGGAGTCTGCTGTTTGGGCTGCTGACATATCTGACTAACCTGTATTTCAAAATCAGAGAGGACCGTCGTAAGGCGGCGCGGGGAGAGTAAAGCGATGAAGAAAAAATACGAACTGGTTGTTAAAGGGATAAATAATTACCCGGATAAGATTACTGTTACTGTGGCACTGGAAATTGGTGGGTATCCGTCACTGTTGTTGCCAGATGTGGCGATTAGTCTTGACCGTACTGAAGGTGCCACGCTGGAGTTTTACGAAGCTGAGGCGAAAAAGCAGGCGAAGCAGTTTTTCATGGATGTTGCTGCCGGGTTATGTGAAGGGGATGGTCCGTTGCCGGAAAATCGCCCCGTAATTTTAGAGGCGCAGGATGTGTTGATAACCTACAAAGGAAAGCTACCGGGAAGAATTACTTGTTCTCTGAAGATGCCGCCGTCAACACTGCGGTCAGAAAAAGATGATGTTGAATCACGTATTGAAAAACTGGAGTGCTGTGTTACTGAATTGAAAAAAAGCACCCCAACAAAAAATGAGGTGCTTGCAGCAGATGAAATGAAAGAAACTATTCTTGAATTAGCTGCGCGCCTGAACTGCGCTTCACTGTTGAAAGAGCATTTTCAGCAGCCCTGAGGAATCTTTTATCATCACGAGCATCGGTCTTTGGTATTTCTTTAATGAGATGTTCCATTTCGGCGATCAGGTAATCTGACACAGCGTTATTCTTACCAAGTGCATCCATGGCTTTGATTATCTTTGGGAGAAGAAAACCGACCTGTAACTCAAGAGTGAAAATTCTGTCAAAAAGCGCTGTATTTTCTTCATTCATATCTGTTCATTATCTTTGCGAGGCAGCCATCTCACATTGTTGGGTTTACGCCAGTGCCCACCACCGGCGGGCTGAAGACTTAACATATCCAGGGGTCCGGAACCGATAAATCCTGATAAATATCCATGAACGCAAAAATCAGATACGGCCTGTCGGCTGCCGTTCTGGCGCTGATTGGTGCAGGGACGTCTGCGCCTGAAATCCTCGACCAGTTTCTTGACGAAAAAGAAGGTAACCACACCACGGCATACCGTGATGGTGCGGGGATCTGGACCATCTGCCGCGGTGCCACCCGAGTGGATGGTAAGCCTGTCGTCCCGGGTATGAAGTTATCGAAGGAAAAGTGCGACCAGGTTAACGCCATTGAACGTGATAAGGCGCTGGAGTGGGTGGAGCGCAATATTAAAGTACCGCTGACCGAACCCCAGAAGGCGGGTATCGCGTCATTTTGTCCTTATAACATTGGCCCCGGTAAGTGTTTCCCGTCTACGTTTTACAGACGGATTAATGCAGGTGATCGAAAAGGTGCCTGCGAAGCGATTCGCTGGTGGATTAAGGACGGTGGCAGAGACTGCCGTATCCGCTCAAATAATTGCTACGGTCAGGTATCCCGGCGAGACCAGGAAAGTGCACTGGCGTGCTGGGGAATTGACAGATAAGCAGAATATTTTGCTGAAAAATGACGTTGGCCAACGCGGGCGGATAACACGAAATCCTGCGAACTGGCAAAAACTAAGTGAATAAAAGTAAAACCCCGTTTGTTGGCCGCAAACGGGGTTTTGTGTTTCTGACCTTGAGTAAGGCAAGGGAGAACATGGGAAAGTATAAACGAATTCTGTTGAGATTGACTATGAAAAACGGCCTTGAACTGAAAGCGCCTGTAACTGATGACGTCAGCAGAGCGCTGGCTTTTGCTATTAAGTGGGTGGCGGTCGGTATTGCTGTGTCTCCGATGCTGTATGGGCTGGCAAAACTGGTCATTGCGTTGAAATCGTGAAGAGGATTAAGCATGTCAGACAAGCTCATAACGCTGGCGAAGATCCTCTGTGTAATCGTCGGCATTTCATTTTCACTAATGCTGGTTGCTATTTGCTTTTCCACTGCCTGGCGCGTCTTAACTTTGTCATGGCTGGTGGGGTGAGGGGGATATGAACCGTGTTCTGTGTGTGGTGATTATTGTCCTGCTGGTAGCCTGTGGTGTGCTTAGTCTGGGGCTGAATCATTACCGCGATAACGCCATTACCTACAAAGCGCAACGCGATAAAAAAGCCAGTGAGCTGAAGCTGGCGAACGTGACAATTACTGATATGCAGGTACGCCAGCGTGATGTCGCTGCACTTGATGCCAGATACTCGAGGGAATTAGCCGATGCGAGAGCTGAAAATGAAACTCTGCGTGCTGATGTTGCCGCTGGTCGTAAGCGCCTGCGCATCAACGCCAACTGTCCAGGCTCCTTGCGTAAAGCCCCCATCACCTCCGGCGTGGATAATGCAACCGGTCCCCGACTGGCAGAAGCCGCTGAACGGGATTATTTCATCCTCAGAGAACGGCTGATGGCAATGCAGAAGCAACTGGAAGGAGCACAGGAATATATCCGTACCCAGTGTATACCGTGATGTTTTGTTATGAAGGTGTTACTGGTAACGTTAAGGTAATTTAACAAAGAGTCAGTTCCGGACTTTATAGTGTGCTCAGTTCATGGACAAAAACGATTTCTGTGATAAATATTTTGAATATTATTTACAGGTAAATGGAGTGGGGCGCATGGATAGAAATATTACAATAGAGTATGAAGTATATGCCCGTATTGTATGGGCAGAGAAGGCAAAAACACGGTAATTCCGTGTGTTGCCATGATACCTGATTGGCAGAATAGTTGTTTGGTTTTGAGTATATAGTCAGCGTTTTTTGTTCAGTAATTGCCCCCTCAAAAAATAATAAAATAAGGTGATTATTTTTGTTTATTATTTAGTTTTTTTTGTGTGTTATTTTATTGTTTTTGCGTGGTTTGTTTTTTATTGTTATTTCATTAAGGGAAGGTAAATTCAGGATGGCAGTCTGTAGATAATCGGAGGTCACTTATGCTACATGATCACGTGGCAGAATGTCTGGAGAAAAAAGGACTGTACCGGAGAGCAGCTGAACGATGGGCAAAAGTGATGGTACAGCTAAGTGATGACCAGAAAAGAAAAGTGGCGGCACAGAAACGAGCAGAGTGTTTGCGTAAGGCGCGCCGGACTCCGGTTTCACCGGTGAACCTGACCGAAATAAAACAAGCGGTCAACAGACTACATTCTGAGTTGGGAATGGGATTTGAAGAGCGGCGGGTATTCCGACGATATAAAGGGACAGGAGAACAGAATACGTCCGGAAACGCGCGGTCAAAAAAATGCTAAAAAATATCTGAGAGCGTTATTGCCTGTTACCATAAGAAAAAGCGACTTTAGTGGTCGCTTTTTGTGTCATATATAAGTCGTTTAAGTAAACCTGTCTGAACAGGTGCTCTGGTCGTGTTTGTCTTTGTTGGGTACAAATTGAGCATGTTTTTCATTAATTAATCTTCTTCTGCAGGCTTCAATAACCCACGCTGAAAAATTACCTGAACCTTTCTGATCAAGAGCGATGTTAATTTGTTCAATCATTTGGTTAGGAAAGCGGATGTTGCGGGTTGTTTTTCTGCGGGTTCTGTTCTTCGTTGACATGAGGTTGCCCCGTATTCAGTGTCGCTGATTTGTATTGTCTGAAGTTGTTTTTACGTTAAGTTGATGCAGATCAATTAATACGATACCTGCGTCATAATTAATTATTTGACGTGGTTTGATGGCGTAGATGCACGTTGTGACATGTAGATGATAATTATTATCATTTTTGCGGGTCCTTTCCGGCGATCCGACAGGTTACGGGGCGGCGACCTCGCGGGTTTTCGCTATTTATGAAAATTTTCCGGGATCCATGTCCGGTTTCTCTGCAAGTTAACTATATGAAAAATATAAAAACAGGCTGTCCGTGAACCGGACATGTGCAAAAAACGGACATGTAAACCGGACATGACCGGTTTTGTTGTGATTGTGAGGTGAGAGTTTTTGCGAGGTGAGGAGTGGCTACGCAGACTGAAGTTGCCAGGCATTTAAGTCTGACCGATCGCCAGCTTCGCAGATTGCAGAAATTGCCGGGTGCCCCGATATCGAATAAGCGAGGGCAACTGGATCTGGATGCCTGGCGCGATTTTTACATATCGTATCTGAGGAGAAGTAAAAACGATGTGCCTGATGGCGATAGCGAAGACGACTATGAGGAGAAATTGCTTATTGCCAGATGGGAACTGACAGCAGAACAGGCTGTTACACAGCAGTTAAAAAATGAGGTGTCAAAAGGAAAACTTATTGACACCGGGTTCTGTATTTTTGCCCTCAGTAAGCTGGCAATGGCGTTATCCAGTACGCTTGATTCCATCCCTTTATCCATGCAGCGACAGTTTCCTGATTTAACACCGCGCCATCTTGACCATCTGAAAACCCTTATTGCTAAGGGGGCAAATCAGTGTGCGCGGGCAGGGGATAAATTACCGGATTTACTCGATGAATATATCAGAGCAACAACTGAATAATATGATGGCTGCCGTTTCGGTTGCGCTGCAGCCTCTGGTCAGGGTTGTACCAATGACGGCAGTTGAATGGGCTGATCAAAATTATTATCTGCCTAAAGAATCGTAAGCGTACAGCCTGAACCGTCTGGTCAGAATCTGACGAATTAGAGTAAGCGTAAACCGACCGCCGTATGTAGCCATTAGACAAGAATTGGTAACTTAGACGCCCATCTGACACAGACGGACATCTAAGTATGGAATTACAGGACTGGCGAAAAGAACCTCGTAAAAAGTATTCGAATGAATTCAAACTTCGTATGGTTGAACTGGCATCACAACCTGGAGCTTGTGTTACACAGATTGCACGAGAAAATGGCGTCAATGATAATGTTATTTTCAAATGGCTCAGGCTCTGGCAGAACGAAGGGCATGTTTCGCGGCGTCTTCCGGTAACAACCTCTTCTGACACTGGCGTTGAATTATTACCTGTAGAAATAACGCCGGATGAGCAGAAAGAACCTGTGGCGGCCATTGCGCCGTCTTTATCCACTTCCACTCAGACCAGAGTCAGTGCCAGTTCCTGCAAGGTGGAATTCCGTCACGGTAACATGACGCTGGAAAATCCATCGCCAGAGCTGCTCACGATGTTAATCCGCGAACTGAGCGGGAGGGGAAGATGATTTCACTCCCATCAGGTACCCGTATCTGGCTCGTTGCCGGCGTTACCGATATGTGTAAATCCTTCAACGGACTGGGAGAACAGGTACAACATGTGCTGAATGATAATCCCTTCTCCGGTCACCTGTTTATCTTCCGTGGCCGACGGGGGGACACCGTTAAAATTCTTTGGGCTGATGCTGATGGTCTGTGCCTGTTCACCAAACGCCTGGAGGAAGGCCAGTTTATCTGGCCTGCGGTGCGTGACGGTAAGGTATCCATTACCCGCTCGCAACTGGCAATGCTCCTCGATAAGCTGGACTGGCGTCAGCCAAAAACATCCCGCCTTAACGCCCTGACAATGTTGTAAAAAACACCTGGCCGCATTATAAAAACGGCCATGAGTCAGAAATACCGTAAGCGTACAGCGAGGGCCGTATTGACGGGGATGTGTTATTCAGCTGGCAGTGCTATGCGCCACGGAAGCAGTTCGCTGACCCGGTTGACCGGCCAGTCTGCTATGACGCCAAGCACATGGCGAAGGTAGCTTTCTGGATCCACGTCATTCAGTTTGCACGTCCCGATCAGGCTGTACAGTAGCGCTCCCCGCTCACCACCATGATCAGAGCCGAAGAACAGGAAGTTTTTACGACCCAGACTGACCGCCCGCAGGGCATTTTCAGCGATGTTGTTGTCGATTTCCACCCAGCCATCGTTCGCATAGTACGTCAGTGCCGGCCACTGGTTAAGTGCGTACGCGAACGCCTTCGCCAACTCTGAGTGTCGCGACAGGGTCTTCATCTTTTCACGCAACCAGCTTTCCAGGGATTTCAACAACGGTTTCGTTTTTCGCTGACGTTCAGCAAGCCGCTGCTCTGCCGGCATTCCCCTTATATCCGCCTCTATGGCGTACAACTGACCGATCTGCTCCAGGGCTTCTTCCGTCAGTGCTGACGGGATGCGGACGTGCACATCGTGGATCTTTCGGCGGGCATGAGCCCAGCAGGCAGCTTCCGTTATCCCACCATTGCGATACAGCTCGTTGAACCCGGCGTACGCATCCGCTTGCAGCACACCGCTGAAGCAGGCAAGATGAGTCTGCGGATGGATGCCTTTTCTGTCCGGGCTGTAAGCGAACCACACTGCAGGTGCCAACGCTGACCCTGCATTGCGGTCATCACGAACATACGCCCACAACCGCCCGGTCTTCGTCTTCTTATTACCCGGCAGCAGTACCTGGACCGGGGTATCATCGGCATGGAGTTTGCCGTCAGTCATGACATAGCCATGAAGCGCCTCTTCCAGCGGAGACAGCAGCCGGCAGCATGCATCCACCCAGCCCGACAGCAGTGAACGCCTCAGCTCCACACCTTGCCGGCCGTATATTTCTGACTGGCGATACAGCGGGGTGTGCTCTGCATACTTCGAGGTCAGCACGCGGGCCAGCAGCCCCGGTCCGGCGATACCCCGCTCGATGGGCCGCGAAGGTGCAGGTGCCTGCACGATGGCATCGCACTGAGTACAGGCATGTTTTTCCCGTACCGTCCGGATAACCCGGAAGGCGCTACGCATCAACTCCAGCTGTTCGGCGGTATCCTCGCCCAGATAGCTCAGTGAACCGCCGCAGTTCGGGCAGCACGGCGCCGCAGGCAACAGTCGCTTTTCGTCACGGGGTAGTGATTCAGGGAACGGCTTACGGGTGCGGGTCTGACGCAACGGACGCTGTACTGCCGGGTCATACACCCTACCAGTCAGCGTATCGCTCTCTTTCTGAAGCCGGTTCAGATCGGCTTCCATTTGTGCGATACGGCGGGAGACTTTTTCGGAACGACTGCCGAAGTTCATCCGGCGGAGTTTATCCAGCTGCGCCTGCAGATGGTCTATTTCGCGCTCCCGGTTGCTCAGCTTTTCCTGCAGGGCGTGGATCAGCGCTTCCTGTTCGGCCAGGCGCTGTTTCAGCAGGAAGATGTCGTCAGAAGAGATGTCGTTCATAAGCCCGTATTTTACCGGGCTTATTCTGTGACAACCAGGATAAAGAGATTTACAGCATGGTCAGGGAGGTCAGCAGCCGCTTAGGCTGTCGCCAGTCGATACCTTCCAGCAGCATCGCCAGCTGCGCCTGCGTAAGGAACACTTTGCCATCACGGGCTGACGGCCAGGCGAAGCGCCCACGCTCCAGCCGTTTGGTCAGGAGGCACAGCCCGTCACCGGTGGACCACAGCAGTTTAACCTGACTGCCGCTGCGGCCCCGGAAAATGAAAACATGGCCGGACATGGGATCGTCTTTCAGCGCCGTCTGTACTTTCGCAGCCAGGCCGTTGAAGCCATTTCTCATATCGGTGATACCGGCAACCAGCCAAATTTTGGTCCCGGAAGGTAACGGGATCATCGCTTCAGTTCCTGTATCAGCAGAGTCAGGAGCTTTTCGCTGACATTGCCATTGAAGCGGAGCGTCCCGTGCCGGAACGTTACCTCACAGCTGATACTGAGGGTTTCCGGGTCCTCTGCGAGCGATTCTGGCTGTTCGGCAGCTGCATCGAGAGTCACAGGAAGTAGCTGGGGGCTCTCTGAAGAAGGTAATAGCAGCTTTCCCTCGCGCCATTGTTGTCGCCATTTGAACAACAGATTGGCGTTAATGCCATTTTCAAGAGCAAGTTTTGAGATGGATATCCCGGGTTCACAGGAGGCAGCAACGAGCTGCTGTTTAAATTCGGGAGGATAATTAGGGCAGCCTTTTCGCCTGCCGGGAGTCACATTTTTCTGCAT